CAAAGCCATACTTGGTTCCGTAGGACTCCCACTGAATGTCATCAGTGGTGAACAGCTCCATCATGCCAGTTGAGTATTCGCCATACATCTGACCCAGTATGCACCATCTGATGCTGGCCATGTCGAGGTCGTTGAGGTCAATCAACTCTCGCCAGTTCTTCGGTCCAGCGGCATCCAATATTGCGATGCCATTCTGGATAGCCTGCTCAACTGTGATCACTGAAGAAACCTTCCCGAAGCGTATCGTCTGTACTCATGGGAACTGACGTTCAATGTCGCACGCACGGTTGCACCGTGCTTATTGAACAGGTCAGTAGCAGTCTTGACTGAACCATCCTGCCTCACAAAGAAGGGAAGAGAGTCCAGTACAAGCCAACCAGCCTTGGCTTCCTTGCCAATGCCTTGAGTCTGCAAGAAGACTGCGACGCTCAAAGCTCGCCATCTCCGCCAATGAGGTCCCAAGCAATCTCGGCAACCTCTGCATGGGTCTTGGGGGTTCCCGTATTCAGGCCCGCAGTGGCAGGGTACGCCTGACCGTTGATGATCAGGTAGGTGTCCCAAGATCCATCGTAGGACTTTCCGAGAGTTCCACCGCCAACCTTGTCAACCGCGATGATCTCATCGAAATCGCCAGGTTGACTGATGTACTCAAAGTCACTCATCATTCTCCCCTTTGACCAACGCTGGGCTTGAGGCCCAGCGCTTAGGAAGATGGACACCTATCTGAGCCATCGCAAGCGATGCTCACTGGATCAGGGATCCGGTGAGTTGTCCATCAACCTAATACTTAGGGAAGAAGAGAGAATATTCGGAGCCGCCCTGTGACGTTTGGCTCATGGCTTCCCACAATCACACGTAAGTCTTGCCTACGCTTTGTGGACCAACCGGGTAATCCATCCCGGCCTTGCTGTGGAGTTCTCAAGGTACGATCGCTGCCTTTGGATGCTCCACTTACACCTGGGTTCGTGCGAGCATTGTCCTCCGGGCTGCCAGTGTTGTAGCCACTGGTGGGCGTTGCCACGTTTCCCATCGGGGGGATGATCAAGATCTGATCACAGAGTTACCCTGGCAAGTGACTGCCTTTCCTTCCTTTGAGCTGCCTTTCCCTGCTCTCCGGCTGGTCTTGCTGGCCAGACTCTAGCAAGTCTGTGTCTTGCTGTCCAGCCCCTCTGTCTGATTGAGCTTGATCCTCGTTTTAGCCCCTAGGGGTGTCTGGATCTTGCGTCGATCACTCAGTTTGGCTGCAGTCCCCATCTTGGCAGACTCGTCAGACTTTGTGAAGCCCCTCGTTCGAGTTGATGTTGCCACTCGTTCTTGGTGCTTCCCTCGTGCTGATGAGTAGAACTCTACCCGCTTTGGTCGGGGGAAGAAGCACGAGAAGGTAACTGCAAAGTCACGGGATGATAACTTCAGTGCAGTGTGACATTGTACTGATACTTGTGAAAGAGAGCGCCGAAGCGCTCTCAGTCAGTCAGTGGAAGCAGTCACCCTCACTGCACCAGTAGTCACAGCGAGCCCCAAAGGGCTCGCCACAGCATCGACAGACAGTCATGTAGTAGACGCCTGCCAGGATGTTGCGAAGGATCGTCACTTGAACCACCTGACGATGTTGCCACGCCTGATCGTGTAGCCTACGCCAGTGCTCATGCTCTTCACATCGATGAAGAATCTTCCGACGTGCTTGATCACTACCTCACACTCAAGGAAGCCGATCACTCCAGCCTTGACTGTGACCTTCTGGCCCACTTCGTAGGTCATGCGTCCCAGCTCCTGTACTCAGCACGATGCACGTAGATGATGCGCATGAGGTTGCCATCTTCCCATACATCGATGATGGCCATGTTCTCGCAGTAGCGAACTTGTTGGGTGCTCATGTGTACACCAGGCCACAGTGACCACAGACGTACTCACAGACGTGCAAGTCGACGTCCTGGTCACTACTGGGCAGGATCGTACCACCACAGTGGCACAACTCAACCTCGCTGACCTGAGTTGCCTCACCGCAGTAGGTGCAGTGCAGGTCAGTGCCCTCGTAGATGGGAGTGCCATCCATGAAGTCCACGTGATCCAGGCAGCGAGAGTCACCCTCTCGCCCATAGCCAATGAGCTTCACAGGCACATCCCTTCGCCGGTTCCTGCTGACATGGAGAACACTCCTCCCCCAATGCGGCCCCGTCAAGGGGGCTGCTGATAACAGCAAGGTAACAGAAGCTAATCCATTAGCCAATGCTAGCTGAATAGTGCTAGTCATCGTGGTGCAATGTGAGTCAGGCTCATATTTAGGCTTGCTAACTATTGAGGGAGTGAAGCATTGATGATTGAAGACTGTACGTGTGAATGGTTGAAGGGTGAACTATTCAGGGAGTGAACATTGAGGGAGTGGTACTATCTCCCCCTTCTCGTCACATTGACGCTAAGTCCTGCCGTAAGGACCGTCATGCCGCAGCAGTCCTTACACATGCACGTGCATACATAGTCATGAGCTGGCATGCATGATCATGCACAGGCTGTCGCCCGCATCTAGCAGTCCATGGCCCAGATGTCAAGCCCTTGAGCTCCAGACGCGTCCACATGTGAGCTGGGTCACATCCTTGGGCAAGTTAGGTAAGGCTACCCTAACCCGGGGCATGTTTAATTTGGCCGTGAGGTGAGGTGTGAGTCCCCTCAAATATGCTGCATACTCTATGTGACCTACGTCACATCTGATATGGTTGCTATGCTAACAGCCCTTGCTACACAAGGGCCCTGTCTCCTTTGCCAAACCTTTACCAAAATACTTCCCTCAACCCTGTCCAAAAAACCCGGATTTTACACGTATATATAGTGAGGGAAGAAACTTCAGCCAGCAGGGACCGGTGTAGGTCACCAGAGGCGTAGATGCTGAAGTGGACTCTGGACTAGTACCAGACCCTCCTTGTAGACGAGTTGACAGATACCACTTCATGTGGTACCCTTCCATCTTCTTTCTTACAGTACTATCATGTCTACTTGTAAGACTGTCCTAGAAGGAAACCCCCTAAAGGGGTTTCCTCTTACAGAAAGTCTTAGAAAGACTAACCTTTCTAGGAAGTCTTACTAGTTAGACAGTCTAGACTGTTCTTCATCCCTGTCTCCTGGGAATCATCCCCCCGTTCAAAAGCAACCCCTCAAGGGGTTGCTACTTCTACTTGTTAGACAAGTTGATCATGAACGATCTGTTCGGTGCAGAGCACCGGATTGTATATACTTACTAACCTCAAGGATTCCCTTGGCCATCATCCGAGAACTCACTACGCCCGAGAAGAAGCGGGCTTACCTCAAGCTCCGCCAGGCTGGAGTGAAGTCTGGGATCGCGGCCCAGGAAGCTGGAGTCACGCCTCAGGGCGTGAGCTTCTGGCGCAGGTCTGATGCTGAGTTCCGTGAAGCTGATCAGCGTATCAAGCTGGTACGTCTTGAGGATCAGCCTGAAGCCAACAAGGATATGCCAAGCTTCCAGGAGTTCTGCAAGAAGTACCTGGACACTCAGTTGTTCAACCACCACCTTCAGTGGCTCGACCTCCTTGAGGATCGGGAGCCAAGGAACCTCCACCAGAACCAGACGTACATCCAGGGTGACAACGAGAACATCCTGATCAACACTCCACCCGAGCACGCCAAGTCAACCACCATCACGGTGAACTATGTGACGTACCGGATCTGCGAGGATCCGAACATCCGCATCATCATCGTGTCTCAGACTCAGGAGCTTGCCAAGCGCTTCCTGGTGGCGATCAAGGATCGCCTCGCCGGGCAGAACCTGAACTACCGCAAGCTCCAGATTGACTTCGCACCAGATGGCGGGTTCGACAAGAACTCCGCCTCGTGGAGTGCCAACAGTATCTACGTAAGCTCGAACCTTCGAGACTCCGGCGAGGCAACGCCGACGCTTCAGGCGATCGGCATCAACGGTCAGATCTATGGCAACCGTGCAGACCTTGTCATCATGGATGACTGTGTCACTGGCAAGAATGCTCATGAGTATCAGAAGCAGATGGACTGGATTCAGCGAGAGGTGTCCAACCGCCTCTCGCCTGGCGGTAAGATGCTTCTGGTGGGAACCAGGCTTGCCCCTACCGATCTCTACGGAGAGATCATCAAGGGCGACTACTATGGCGACGAGGAGTCGCCGTGGACCTACCTGTCTCAGCCTGCCGTCCTTGAGTTCGACGAAGATCCTGACAAGTGGGTCACCCTCTGGCCTCGCTCCAATCGTCCCCCCGTTTCAGTAGCAGGGCGAGCCTTGACCGAGAAGGACAGGGATGGGCTCTATCCCTACTGGACTGGCGCCGCTCTCAAGAAGCGGCGTGCCAAGATGTCTCCCAGGAACTGGGCTCTTGTCTATCAGCAGGAGAGGATGGTCGAAGATGCTATCTTCACTCAGCAAGCTGTTCTTGGATCTGTGGATGGTGCTCGTGCCCCTGGACCCATGGGAGGCGATACTGTCGATGGCAGGCCGAACGGCATTGAAGGTTGCTATGTGGTCGGAGGATTCGACCCTGCGATGACAGGCCACAGTGCTGCCGTAGTGATTGCCATGGACCGGCGCACTGGAGTGCGCTGGGTTCTTGATGTGTGGACCAAGGCAAACTGCAAGCCCGATGACCTCTTTGACAAGATCAAAGAGTGGACCGTGAAGTATCGCATGAACGAGTGGCGCATCGAGAAGAACGCCATGAACCTCATGGTGACACAGAACCGAGAGATTCGGAGCTTCCTGGCAACCCGAGGTTGCCTTCTGAGGGAGCACTTCACGGGGTCGAACAAGTGGGACAGTGACTTCGGTGTTGCTTCTATGTCCATGCTCTTCGATGGTTGGGAAAACAAGAAGCAGTTGATCCGCCTCCCGCGCAAGAGCGCGGAGGGCGTCAAGGCTCTGATTGAGCAGTTGACCACTTGGGAGCCTGATCCACCTGGGACAAGGTCCAAGCGCAAGACCGACTGTGTGATGGCTCTCTGGTTTGCTGAGATCCGCTGCCGAGAGCTGGTGGATGAACTCAGCCAGAAGGAAGAGCATCACATAGCGAATCCCTGGCTGACCGATAGGGATCGCAACAAGCAGGCAGTGATTGATCTGGACTACATGGCCCAGTCTGCCATGCATGGAGACTCAACTATGAACTGGTGGTCGGGGTGAGTTGCGATGACTGGTGTCACTTTCATGGGTGTGACTGTCGAGACGAGACCGTTAAAGAGGTACTGAGGGGCGGGCGGAGGCTGAAGCATGAGTGAACGAGGTGATCGTTGGTCGGACAAGCTCGCCAAGGTGATGGGATCATGGAAGTTCGTCATTGGTCAGGCAGTGTTTCTTGCTGCATGGTTTGCCTTCAATGGTTTGTTCGGAGCGAAGGCCCCGGATCCATACCCGTTTATTCTGGCGAACCTGATCATGAGTGCTCAGGCTGCCTTCACCGCTCCGATCATCATGATGTCCCAGAACCGCGCTGCATCTGCAGATCGTACTACAATCACCAACGACCTAGAAGCAGATAGAGAGTCGCTTGAGATACTGAGAATCCTCAAGCAGCGACAAGATGAAATGCTAGAGGAGTTCGATAATGAATCTGCTTAGCCGCTCTTACTTCGGCTGGCCGCCCTCTGCGGCCAGTGATCAGCCTACCGCTCTCGGCGTGAAGATTCACTACGAGGGCACTCCAGTCCACGTTGCATCGGATCACAACCTGTGCATCCAGGAATGGAAGAACATCCGGGAGAGTCACCTTGCCAACAAGCAGGAAGGCTATGTGGATGTCGCGTACAACTTTGCAGCATGCCCTCATGGCTACCTGTTCGAGGGTAGGGGGATTGGCAAGGAGACTGCTGCGAATGGCAACCAGACTCTCAATCACGCCCACTACAGTATTGTTGGTCTTGTTGGTAGTGATGGTGATATCACTCCTGCTGATCTGATGCTGGGCTCGATCCGTGATGGGATCGAGCTGCTTCAGGCCAACGGTGCTGGCGGTGAGATCAAGGGCCACCGTGATGGCTACTCGACTGACTGCCCTGGTGATGCACTGTACGCCTGGGTGCAGAAGGGTGCACCTCGACCGACCGGCGCTCCAGTTCCCAAGCCGACTCCTGGCCCCGTTCCCCCCCCGACTCCGAATCATCCTTGGCCTGGCCTCTATGTAGCTCAGGGCTCTACTGGTGACATCGTTCGAACCATTCAGGCGCGCCTCGCAGCGCGCGGTTGGTCCATCTCTGTCGATGGCCAGTTCGGCCCGAAGACGGATGCGGTGATTCGTCAGTTCCAGGCGGAGAAGAATCTTGGGGTTGACGGTATCGTCGGCCCTGCTACGTGGTCTGCACTCTGGAATGCGCCGATCACCTAAGGAGAATGATGCACCCAACCACCGAGGCAATCCTGAAGCATTTCAGCTTCAGTCACCTTCCGCCGCACCTTCAGGCAGTTTCTCAGCCAATCTGTGAGCTTGCCCATAAGATGGCCCAGGATCTTGATGGGCCCGAGCTTGCCGCTGGTCTTCGCAAGTTGCTTGAGGCCAAGGACTGCTTTGTTCGGTCGATGATCAGCTAGGAGTCTTGATGGCTCGAACCCTCGAAGAGGTGGCCCGAAAGGTCAGAGCTCTTAAGGATGCTGCCCGAGAGAGGGATCAGCGTCAGCGAGACGTTCATGATGTAAGAAGTGGTGACATCGATACTGTCATCCCAGGGTCCATGCCCGACGCATGGCCCAGACCAGTAGTTGCCAACATGATTGACACTACGGCCCGCGACACTGCAGAGGTCATGGGTCAGATGCCTAGCATCAACTGCACGAACTCTCTGCAAACCAGTGACCGCAGCAAGAAGTTCTCCAGCAAGCGGACAAAGATGGCGAATCACTATGTGATCTCATCTCGACTTCCAGCTGGAGAACAGGTCAAGTTCTGCGATCACTACCTGTCTTTCGGCATGTCCATCTATTCGGTAGAGCCAGACTTCGAGAATCAGACTCCCATCATGCGGGTCGAGAACCCGATGGGTGCTTATCCGGAGTTCGATCTGTTCGGAAGGCTCAAGTCCTACTCGCGCATCTGGCGCGAGGAGGCCATCTCTCTTGTCGCCAAGTATCCAAGTCTGATGCGCACTCTTCGCAGGCAGAATCCTTCAGGCTATGGCGACGATGAGGGCTGGGCAGAGCGAGAGATCGAAGTCTGTAAGTACATGGATAATGA